ACTGCGACATGCTAAACGACTGCATACCACCCAGATCCACCGCGCTCTCCCCATACCTAACACACAAACTAAGCAGGTTTTCCAGCGTATTACCATCACTAAACCAGTCAGTTATATCATAACCAGAAGGTTTATCTTTCCAATCAACGGCATACAACTCCAATTCCTTAGAAAACAGCCGTTTTGCTACCTTTTTCGAGCCTTCTATACCTTTTTCATCGTTATCGTATATGATATATAGTTTATTATATCCTGTAGGCATGGTTAATTCAGCAGGCAGCGCACCTGCACCAGACGTAAACGTAATCGCAGGTGCGCCTTGGCAGTAAGCGGTGACTACATCTTTTTCACCTTCGCACAATACAAGATAGTCTTTGGAGAGTTGCGGAGTTCCAAACATCTTACACTGCGCATCACCGAACTGCTTTCCTTTATGATGCTTTACATGATTATCATTGATTTGAAATACTAGCTGTGGCTTGCCATCATCATTCTTTCGCACGCCTACAGGCATTTTAAGACATTGATCATTCCAAGGCAGGTCCATAGCCTTTACAAACTTTTGCCATCCATTTATAAATGCATTCCGCGCATCTGCGTAGCCACCTTTGTCTACAGATACAACAGCTTTAGTATTACTTAGTACGTATTCTTCTCTCTTCTGTATTTTCTCATCTTCATCAAAATGCCATGTTTTTTGACACTTATGACAAAAGGCATAGTCCTCATTAATAGTTACTGTACCTTGAGGACGATTAGAGCCTAGATCACACTCAGGACACCAAGCTCGTAACCGATTATTTGATATGCGAGTAAATACATCCTCTAAGCGAATCACAGCGCACTGCGCAACTTATTTAGTGCGCAGCAATGCTTAAAAACCTGCGCACCAGCGTCTAGCTTTTTGCGATCAATTACATGTTGATGAAACTTGCCATCTTCCTTACCAAAACGCATTATAATACCATGAGATACTTTGGCCTTTGGCTGCGCAGCTTCGTACATAAATGTGTACGCGCCTAATTGCACAATCATTTCTGGATATGGCCCACCTTTTGAAGTTTTCCAGTCCACCACAATCAATTCATTATCTTTCTTCGCAATGGCATCTACTGTACCACCAACCTGCAACTCTTCATTTACCAGGACAAGTTCACTGGCTAATATTTTCATGCCTGCGCCTTCGTACCATTCTTTAAAACCAAAGAATGCTTTGAGTGCTTTTTCTTCTTGATTAGGTGTAAAATCACGTGTGTCAACATCAAAACCTTGGAAAAAACCTTGTATTAATAGGTGTGTCAACGTTCCTATGCGACCTGCTTCACGCATCACTGCATCTGCATCCTCACCCTGCGCAGTCATCCGCTTTGCCCACGCAATCAATGTATTCTTATTCCATCCTAACATAGCGTTGATGATTGTAGTTACAGAACTAGCACGATTGCCATTCTGAAGGACATAATTCTGTCCATGTAGCTTTGTTTTACTCATTCTCTTTCCTTTTATATGTATTAATTAAAAACAATATATAATGCACTATAATGAGTGCCAATATTCCATTTAGCAGGTATTCTGATATATCAATCAAGATCATAATATAAATCCATCAACATTTCTTTTATTTCTGCTAATTCTTTATGTATATACCAGCGCATCAAGTAATGATACACAATAAGCAGCACTGCGATATAC